CTTTTACGTATTTGTTCCACGCTGATAGTTTACGCTTAGGTCGGTTCCCAGATCTACCGATATTAGGAACCGTAGGAAAAGTTCGGCCCGTTCGTAATTCTTCATATCTGCTTTCATCTCTTGGTGCATCAAAACCAAGCTTTGCCGCATCCCTGAAACCCATTGCGTAATATTCACGTTCTCTCTTTGTGGGCATTATTTTTCGGTCTCCTGACATTTAGGGCAAATAGTAAATGTTCTATGAGGACACGGTTCTCTCTTTGTGGGCATTAGTCTCGTGTCCTGTGTATTTTACCTGTTATAGTGACTAATTGTGCACGGTCGTTATTGTGCAGATAAGACGCCGCAGTAGCTTTGACCTGTGTATATGGTGGAATAATCATAGGAATCACATTATCGGGCTGTTCCCCCACTCGATCACCTACAACATATTGAACAACTACTTGGTCATTAAAATAAATCTTGTATTGAAAGTCTTCAGTGGAACTCTCCCCATAGTGAAACTGAAAAGCCGCTTCAAGAAGAAAGTTTCCCGTTTGGAAGTTTACAAGGTCACTTTCAACGAGAGATCCCGCACTGCCTACAGCTACAACACCAGAGGCCGCATAGGCAAAATTTCCCACAACTTCCAGCGTTTCCGCCGGTCCTGTGAAACTGTTAGTAACGCCTAATATGGTCATTTAAGACCTTCAGGCGCTATAGGTTATCGAAAGTGCTACGTCTACCGTTTCAGCCGTTGTACAGCTTACAGAAAAGTCTATCTGATTGCCTGCTATAATGTCAAACACACCGCCTGAGTTTTCAATGACTACAGGCATACCGTTGTTTCCGTCTAAGGGGCCTGCGGCCTGATTAGACCAAGAAGGTCCGGCCATGATTTGCTGGACCGAAACCCCATCCCCCGCAAACTTAAAAACGCTGCAACCATCTGTAGCGCTTGTGTGGTCTGGTGAACAAGACATAGAAATCCTAACGACCTTTCGCATCCCTTCTGGGTTTGTAGTCGATTGGCTCGACCCTAGTAACTGCGAGATATTCGTAAATGTTCCTGCCGTCAAAGACGATCCTGCTAACGTATAAGTTCTTGTTTGTAGTCCTGACATGTTTATGCTCCAAATTGGTCTATCTCAGGTGTCATAGCTTTTACACGGATCGGCCCCAACTTTGCAAGTTGGCCGTTACCGAATGACTTCGCCAACATCTTCCCAACAAATGCGGCTCCGAGAGTCCCAATAATCTTATTTTTATTTGAAGCTACGTTTGTCTGTATAGTTCCTAACGCTCCTGATAGGTTTCCAGTCAATGCTTCTTGGATTGCTGTATCAACCCCCGCACTAGATGCTAGGCTGAGAGCAGCGCCAGTTTCGATTGCCGAAATTGTAAAACTCTTTTTTCTTCTATATGTTCTCTTGCGCCTGACCATAACCCATTATTGAGTAGGCCTACTTATAATTGAGTTACTACTATATTCCTTAAACAGATCGCACAGTGCCAATAGTCAGCAAATTGTAAAGTCGGTTTTTCCTTATGTCTATAAAATTTCATAATACCGCCGCACTCTTTACATTTAATTATAACTTCTTTCCTTATGCGATTCTCAGCCCTTTTACTTACTTCCCCGTATCCTTTCTTTACATATGGTGAGGGGTTCATTCTGATTTGAACCCTTCGCAGTTAGGACACGGATATTGAGAACCCTTTAGATAACTAATTTTCCATTCATGTTTACATCGGGTGCACCTTAGAATCGCTTCTCTTCGAAAATTCATGAGTTTTTCTTTTCCCATTCAATCTCTGCCTTTTCTTCTTCTTCTTCTTCTTTTAATTGTGCTAGCATTTCGTCGCTTAACTCTTCTACTTCAACCTTCATACATTTAGAACATTGTTTAGAACCGTGAGCAGGGTTATAATGTGGATTTGGATGGTCAGTATATCCGATTAGTATTGTTTCGCGGGGGTCGTAAGTCTTACCGCAACTAGGACAGTCCTTTAATTTAATCCACATATCGCAATAACGACACTTGATTCCAACGGGTACATCCCTAATGCCCTCATCCTGATAACATTTAGGACATATTAAACCAATATACATCTTAGTAACCATTTCCGTAAAGAATTCGGAACGGTTCTTGACATGCTTATCAAGAAAGTTCTTCAAGGTTACGGGGATCGTTAAATTGATTAAGGTCTTATCAATCTTCTTACCGTCACTATCTACTTCAGGCGGGCGGCCTACTTTGGGTTTACTCATTGTTTCCTCCAATATCAAAAGTAGCAGTCTTATCGCTCAAGCGCTGTATTTCATTTCTAGCAATAGTTTCGAGTTCTTCGGGTCCGCAGTTGCGTAACTCTGGAACTATCCATTCTCCGTTTAGCCCGCGTCCGGGTCTCCAGTTGGGGTATTGTTTCTCACACATAGGATAAACAGTATCCGAACAGGGTTAATATAATTATATGTATGTGAAACTATTACCGCGAGCGAGGGGTAATTCCAAAACCCCCGAAACCTTTGGATAATTCCTATTATAAAAAGTAGTATAAGAACCACACGGTTTTTTAATGAAAATAATAAGCCGTCATACTAATAATAAAGAGTTTTACATACATATAATATATATATACTAATATTATACTACATTTTACCAAACTGAGACTTCTTTTCTACTAGTTTGGTACTAGTTTCTGACTTCGGAAGGGGTAAACTGTTGCTTAGTCCCGACTTGTTCGCTACGTACTCTAGTAGGAGACTTGTCCAGTCTCCATTTTTAGCGGCCTTTCTAAGATCGTTCATAGGGTCTAGCTTCTTGGCTTCGCTTGTCATTTTTCCAAGCGTGCCGATAAATGAACGTTGAAAGTTCATTAAACTCTCTTCTGTACTGTTTTCTATCTCAGCTATGACAGGTTCTAGTATATCTATCAGGTAACCTTCTGATTTAAGTTTTTTTTCCCACGTGTCTACTATCCATTCTCTAAGGACAAACCTGTAAAGAATTAGGATTATTGCGATTTCCCCGATAAATAATAGGGGTATAATTTGACTTAGTTCCATAACTGTCTAGTAATTGGGGCCTAAAAAGGAGTTTGTGAGAAACAATGGAACTGGCCCCGTTAAATCTAAAACACGCCAGCAAAACCAGCCGGAAATAATTTTTTGCGTCCATATTCCCATAATTGGTTATATGTTACACTAACCGGAGCCGTGGCACCTTCGGGCAATGGGACGGTTTCGTCCCCCCTCCCTGTCAACGGTTTGGTTATAACGTCAATACTAAGTTTGCCACCATAAACAGCCCCTGACCACGCATCACGGGCCCCCTCAGTCAATGTTATACCTTGTTCTTCTGCATAACCAAAAATTACACTCAAAAGCCACGCCGCAAAAGCTCCGCCAGTAAATATAGTGATAATTGAAATAAGAGCGGGGATCGTTGTTTCATTTCCGAAGACCTCTTCTAAAATACTGGTGGCCCGACTTTCTCTAAAGTGTTCGTCATAAGCTTTTTTTTGCTCGGAAGATATTTTTTTAATAACTCCCGTCACGGGATTATAATAATAGGCCATTATTTAAATTCCGGTACACAGACCCAGCGATCAGGATTTGTAAAATGTACGGCCTTCTTTCCTGTTCCACAATCGGGCCGCGCTCCGGCTGTAGATGTTGGCGGCGTGGGTCCTTTCTTAAGAAAAACTTTGGTGGCAATAATCAAAAGCGCTAAATCCATCAAAACCCCCTATGTTTCGTTGCTGTCAGCGAGTTAGATGGCACATTATCGCCTCTTTGTGCTTAAAATAAAAACCAACTCCCCAAAAATGCTCTATCTGGAAGGGACTCAAAAAATGAAGGCCTGGCTAGTATCATCGTTTCTTTTTCCTCCCTGCGGGGGTTTTCCTAAAAGCGATCGCCATCTTCTTTAGATTCAACTTACCGTTACGATATCGGAAACGTGGCTTCTTACTGTTAGCTTTTACGTATTTGTTCCACGCTGATAGTTTACGCTTAGGTCGGTTCCCAGATCTACCGATATTAGGAACCGTAGGAAAAGTTCGGCCCGTTCGTAATTCTTCATATCTGCTTTCATCTCTTGGTGCATCAAAACCAAGCTTTG